AAACGGTATGCGCAGTTGGAATCCTTACTAAAGAAGTATCGCTTTGCAAGTGATGTCTACAACGACGAGCAGCTTCATGAGTTAACGTTCTCAAAGTATTTTTGTGAACAGAAGCGGCTATCCAACCATCAGCCAATGTCCCTACGTGGGCATATGGTTGTTCAGCGGGCGCGAAAAATCGCGCGTCGAATCCTCGGGAAGTACAACCCCGAAGACACCATTAATCTTGCAGAGTTCGGAAAGAAGAGCTCCATTGGGTGCCCGTTAAGCCTCGCATACATTGATCATAAATTGACCGATGTGCAGGCGCTTACAGGCTCTTCTCAGTGTGTTACTTGGTTCAGGAAGGCCGTCCTTACGGGCGACTCTATACTGGCCAAATTGGTGGCCGAGGCTCCAGTTAACTGGAGCAGCGAAAACCTTGCACACGAGTGGCTGAACCTAGTTAACGTTCCCAAAACTTGGAAGACGTATCGCACGATCACCCCCTTGACCTTGATTAGCTTATATTACAGCTATGGTCTTGGAAAACAGGTAACCGAGCGACTTAGGCTAGCCGGTCTCGATATCCGTAGATTACAACAACGGCATCGAGTACTGGTGAAACAGTTTAGTAATAGTAGATCTCATGCTACTGCTGACCTGTCCGCCGCGTCGGATTCGCTTACAACGCGAATCCTCAACTGTATCCTACCACGCGAGTGGTACAGTGCGCTAAAGATGACCTTTACTCATCAAGTTGCTTTTAAAGCACCTGATGGGGAAGTCTCTAAAGCTTACACTGAATCGGTTTTACCGATGGGGAACGGTTGTACATTCCCAGTTGAAACCTTAGTGTTTTACTCTATCATTAAGGCGATTGGTGAACTTACCGGAATTGATGGGATCTTCTCCGTTTACGGAGATGATTTAATTTACCCATCACGTTTACACAGGTTCGTCAGGCAAGTTTTTCCTGATTTAGGACTTGTACTAAACGAGGAGAAGACATTCGTGTCCTTTCCGTTCCGGGAGTCCTGTGGTGCAGATTTCTACCACGGGTGCGATGTCCGCCCATATTTCCTCACGGGCGAATGTCAGCAACTCACTTCCTCTCAATACACTGCTTTCCTTTATAAGGTGTATAACGGCCTCCTTAGGCGTTGGGATCCTTTAGAGATTCCTTTGACACTACGTATGCTCTTGATTGAGCTTTCGCGTGTTTCTGGTCCTCTCTTTCGTGTTCCCCCGGGTTATCCGGATACAGCAGGTATTAAGACCGAGCATCCAGCAGAGATTCCGCTAGATGCATGGTATGCTGATTGGGCGCCGGTGTCCTGCGTATTTTCCGCAGGTTCACGCTGGTACTCATTCGGTTACCTTATGACCACTTCTGAACGTCGCTACATCAAGTCAGTTTTGCCGTACTACTGGCTAAGCTTACAAGGTCGCAGCGATGATCCTCCCACGAAATTTTGGGAGACCGATTTTAGTTATTATGCTACCGCTCCCTTCCAAGGTATTACCTGGAAGAAAGAATGGCAGCACTACACCTATAATCGATCAGGAAAAGTCTTTCGGAAAAAGAAAGTGAAGTACTCAC